ATGGACGCACTTGTTCTCGCCGTGCTGCTGGGGTGTATCGCAGCCGTATCGTTGGGGTTAGCCATATTTGTGACGTGGTGTGTTGATCGGCGTGCGTTGTCCGCTGGTCGCACTGCACGCGAAAGCCTGTTTGTTGCCCAGGCGGTCGTTGACCTTCGCCGCATGGAAATCGAAGCCACCAAACGCGGCAACCTGCTCGCCGCTGCTGAACTCGCTGAAGAGCAGGAGCGCGCCGCATGAGCAGGTTTCCCTCATTCGCCGAATTGGCGGAGTTCGATATGGGTCTTGCGGGGTGCGCCGCGCTCATCGCCGTTTGGCTGGGAGTGGCATTGCTCTCCATCGTGATTGAGTACGCGTGGTTGGCACTTCGTCACTGGTTCAAGCGGCGGAAGGGCAATGTCCGATGAACAGTCATTTCCCCAACAGTCCGTGCTACCTGTGCGGGGGCAGCCTACAGACCCTCCGAGCATCGGATGCGACTCTGAATTGCTGCACCAGCTGCGGCACGTTGATTACCAAGCGCAGGGATACGCCGAGCTACTCCAGCGCGTTCCCTGGCAACAGTTCTGGACGCTCACCTTCAAGCTCAGCAAGACCAGTCGAACGGGCGGCATGCACGAGGAAGCGGCTGATAAAGCGTTCCGCTACTTCGTCAGCTGCCTCAACCGCAGCATCTACGGTCCCAAGTGGGCATCACGCTGGCACGGCGGCATTCAGTGGGCGCGTGGGCAGGAGTTCCACCGCGACGGCCGCCTCCATTTCCACGCCGTTGCAGCTGCACCTACCGATGACCTCAACCGCCTCGCCAGTCGTTACGAGTGGCACGAATGGTGGTACCGGGAGTTTGGTCGCAATCGCATCGAAGCACCGCGCAGCCAGGCAGACATTACCGGCTACGTAAGCAAGTACGTCACGAAAGGGGGCGTGGTCGATTTCTCGCGGAACTTCGGAGCATGGAACCCGCCGCCCATCGACTACACCCACCGCCCAGAGCAAGACGCCTTGATCGCAGGCGACAGCAACACGCGATCCGACCGGCCGGGGCGAAACCTGGTCACCGGGCGGACTGATGCAAGCATCGCGCAACGGGGCAACAAGCGGTCCACCACGTCTCCCTGCGGGGGGGGTAGGGGGGGACTTAGCTTGACCCCACAGTACCGCCCGAAATTCGCCAACGACGAAACGATAAAGCCAATCCAACAGACCAAGGAATCGAACCAATGAACGCTCCGAAGATCACGATCAATACCGCCGTCGAGACCCGCACCGTGACCACCAGCAAGGGCATGCAGAAGCCGATCTACAGCCAGCGTGCAACGCTCGAAACCGAAGCCATGCGCATCCAAATCGAAGTCGAAGTCGACGGTCTGGACAAGGGCTATCCGGTCGGCGCGGTGAAGGAATGGGATCTCACCACGGACCTGGTGCCGGGCCGCTTCGGTGTCGAACTCGCCCGCCGCATGACCCTGGTTGATCCGGCAGGCGCGAAGCCGCAGCCGGCTAGCAAGGCGGCCTGATCATGTCTGGCCCGGCACCTCTCTACGTCGTCGGTTGCGCTGCTGAGAACGTGCAGCAGGACGGCACGTGTTCGGTGCCGGTCTGGATGCCATACCACCAGCTAATTCTTCCTCCCCTGGATTTGGCCGATGGAACCCTCGTTGCAGGAGCGATTGTTCTGTCCTGGGCGATTGGGTTGAAGGCGCGCCTCGTATTCCGCGCTGCGCGCATAGGGGTCTACTGATGACGAGGAAATCGCAATGAAGCACATGAACACCCTGCGCCGTTTTGGCGCCTCCACCTTCACCAAGATCGGCGCTGGTGCCGGTGCCCTGGTTGCGTCGGGCGCTGCCCTGGCCTCGGGCAGCACGTCCCCCGGCGCCGCCATCGCTGCCGAGGTCTCGAAGGGCAATGCAGACATGGCAATCGTGATCGGTGCCATCGCCCTGCTGCTGGGCATCTTGGTGGTGTGGGCCTTCACCAAGCGCGCCGCCAAGGGTTGATCGGGGCGCAAGTTCACTCACGGGGGTGCGCGGAAACGCTCGCCCCCTTTTTGTTAGGGAGAAGTGTCATGGGGTACTTCGTAATCGTTGCGTTCTGCGGTGCATGCTGGATCGCGTTCGAGGGCGTGTGATGATCGCTTATCGAAATTTCGTCGCGTTGGTGGCTGGGATTCTGCTAAGCATGGGGCTTCTCTTCTCCGGAACCGCAGGGGCGCAGCAATATCGATGCACGGATCCCAACAACCGCGTGTGCGATCAAGGCGAGGCACTATCAGAGGCGTGGAGCCACGCACGGCGCGTGCTTAGCAGTGGATACAATGCTGCGCAGTACGAAGCATGCGTTTCCGCGAGCAGCAAATCGTTTAGCGGCTACATCACGCAGACTGGCAAATGCAATGCTGGCCTATGGTCTACGGGCCATCAGACGTTCTATTGGGGCAAGTCATGCGCTGAGCGTAGTAGTGCAACCACGCCGTTTTTTCCTCCGTCTGGATCGGTGCGATGCATCAACGGTTGCGAATCGACATATCGTGACAACGGTGACGACACTACGACTTACTCCACAAATGGAAAGACCTGTGACAAGAAGCCGGACTGCAATGCACAGGGCAAGAACATGGTCTGGAACGCCATGCTTGGTGTGTGCCAGCCTGTTGAGCCAGAGTGTCCGCCGGGCAAGGTAAAGACGGGCAACGCCTGCACCGATGAGAAGCCGTGCCCTGATGGCATGGCACTGGTGGCTGGTTCCTGCAAGAAGAAGGACGAAGAGTGTCCAGCGGGCATGATCCGCAGTCCGCTCGGTAACTGCATTCCTGGTGATGGTCAGTGCGCCCAGGGCGAGGTGCGCGGCGCAGATGGGACATGCAAGAGGGATAAGGACAACGACGGCCAGCCGGATACTGACGACCCTGAGAGCTTTTCCGGCGGTGACACATGCGACTCACCCCCGTCATGTAGCGGGTCGCCCATCATGTGTGGGCAGGCACGCATTCAGTGGCGCATCGACTGCAACACTCGGCGCAACAACAACATCAGCGGCGGCCATTGCTCGCAATCTGGCATGCCTACTTGCACCGGTGAGAAGTGCAATGCGATGGAGTACACACAGCTGCTCATGCAATGGCGATCTGCTTGCGCCGTGGAGAAGCTCGCCTCAAAGCAGGACACGCCTGGACAGGGCGGCACGAACGGAGACGCCAACGGCAATGGCGTGGCCGATGTACTGGAGGGCAGGGGAGATGTGACGCCGATTGGTGACGGTGCGGCCGACGTTGCCAGCGCCAAGAAGTGGGGCATCGGGCTTTCAACTAGCAATCTCGATACGAGCAACATGTTCGGTGGTGGCGGCACGTGCCCTGAGCCTCCCGCAATCACGATCATGGGCAAGACTGTTAATTCCGCTGATTTTCCATACTTCTGCCGCATCGCGGCGATCCTGCGCGCCTTGATCTTGATCTTCGGTGCATACACCGCAATTCGCATTCTTATGGGAGCGGCCTTCTAATGGGCATGGTTTCTGACTGGATTATTGACGCCACAACGTCGCTGGTCGGCAAGCTGAAAGACGCTGCGGCCGGCCTGATTGGCAAGGGCCTTGCTACATTCGGACTGACGACGGTCACGTTCAATGCACTGTTGCCCAAGCTCAAAGAGTTCGTCATGCAGTTTGTCGGCGGCTTGGATGGGCCTGCAATGCAGATGCTCTCCTATCTCGGTGTCGGCATTTCGTTCTCAATGATCCTCTCCGCCTTGACGGTCCGCATGGCGTGGAAGGTCTTCATCGTGCCGAAGGCTGTCGCTGACCAGCTGGGAGCGGGCTCATGATCTACTGGTACACCGGCCAGCCTGGGCACGGCAAGACGCTTCACGCCATCGAGCGCTTGCTTGAGTTCAAGGATCAGGGGCGCATCGTGTACGCGTGCAACATTCGCGAGTTCGACTATGCCAAAACTGGCGTTCTAGAGATGACGCCGGAGCAGTTCCGCGACTGGCCGAACTTCCTTCCTGATGGCGCTGTCGCCCTGGTCGATGAGGCGTATGAGCATGGCATGCTCCCGAAACGGCCAGCCGGTGCGAAGGTGCCGCATCACGTGGAGCAGCTTGCCAAGCATCGGCATAAGGGCTTGGACTTCATCTTCGTAAGCCAATCCCCCGACAAGCAGTGCGATCAGTTCGTACACGATCTGATTGAGCGTCACGTTCATGTGCGCCGCCGCTTCGGGACGAAGTTTGTACACCTCCGCGAGTTCGACAAGTTCGAGGCACGGGCTGAGAAGGCCACGCCCCTGACGATCAAGCGCAAGACGCTCCCCAAGCGTCCAATGGGCATGTACAAGTCCACCGAACTTGACACCACCGAGCGCAAGATTCCCTGGTACTACATCGCGCTTCCGATCTTGATTGTGGCTGCGGTGGTGATGCTGTACGTCGCGTTCGGGCGAATGGATAAGCGGATGAGTGGTGGCGACCTTCCCGCCCCAGGTGGTGCCAGTGGCGTCAGCGCTCCGCGCGACGGAGCGTCAGCGACGGCGGGCGGAGCGGTGGCGGCAAAGTCGGCACAACCGCTAAAGGATTACGTCGACAAGTTCCTACCGCGTGTCCCATCCCAGCCCTGGAGCGCCCCCGTATACGACGATGCGCTCAGCGTCCCCAGCGAGCCGCCGCGCGTTTTCTGCATGTCGTCGCTGGGCGGCGAAAATGGCCTCGGTGGACACGACGAACCCAGCTGCAATTGCGTGACAGAGCAGGGTAGTCGTTACGACCTGGACGAACCGACGTGCCGTTACGTCGCCCGGCGCGGCCAGTACGAGCCCTATCTGCCTCGGCGCGAGAACAGGCTTGTGGATGGTCAGACGCAGATTAATCGCGCCCTCGATCAGATCGAGCAGCGCGGGCAGGGCGTCGCTGTTGAGCGCCAGCCTCGTGCCATGGGCACTTTCCCTGAATCACCTCAGCCGCAGTCAGGCACTTACCTCACCACGCCACCTGGGGAGAATCGGCTATGACCAGTGGCGGGCGTGAATTGCTCAAATGGCTCGCCCTGGTGCTGATGACCGGCGATCACATCGTGACCGTGTTCGGTCTTGGTCACGTGCCAGTTGTGTCCCAGCTGGGTCGGGTTGCGTTCCCTGTGTTCGCCCTGGTCATGGCTTACAACCTGGCGCAACCTGGCGCCGATGCGGGGAAGTCTGCTCGGCGCCTGGCACTTTGGGGCTTGGTTGCCACTCCCGCGGCTGTGCTGGCATTCGGCCAGGCGTTGCCGCTCAATGTGCTGCTGACGTTCGCCGCCGCGGCCGGCTGCATATGGGCCATGGAACGCCGTCAGTGGGCGCTGGCTGCGTTGCTATGTATCGTGGCTCCCGTTGTCCTTGACTACGCTTGGGCCGGCGTATGGCTCGTTCTGGCGGCCTGGGCGTGGTTCAAGAATCATGGAAAGCGCATGCACTGGCTGCTTGGCTCCTGCGACTGGCGCCAGCAGCGGCTCTACCTGGTGCTGCCAATATGGGTGTGGGCATGCATGGGCCTGCTCTGCCTGTACAATGGCAACGGCTGGGCGTTGCTAGCCCTGCCTGTCATGGCCTTGGGCGAACTGCCGGCACGCATTCCGCGATCAGGCAGGGCCTTCTACGCGTATTACGTGGGCCACCTGGCGCTTCTGGTCGTGCTTGTGGCTATAGTCGGCGCATGAGCAAATTCTTCGACCTGCATTACTGGTTTGCCCGGTGGATGGACCGGGCGTTCAAGCGACGCTAGCCTTGTCGGAGAAATCAAACCTGACAGGGGTAGGGTATGGATATCCGCGCTGGCTTCCTTTTCGCGCTACTGGCATTTGCTTTGCCCGCCGCAGCGCAGCTGCAGTCGGCTACCGGTCCAAGGCCAAAGCCGCTCCCAGCGGCCCCAAAGCCTGCTTACAACTCGATGTCAAAGACCACCACGCCGCTTAATTGTCACGAATTGGCCTGGCCGAACCACCCACATCCGGGCGTAAAGGCGTACTGCGAGCATCTCGAAGCCCGCGTGCTTTCAGATGAGGCGCGCCGCGCCGGTCGCCCCGGTCCTTCCGATAGCGTCGTCGGGCTTCCTTCGCTCGGTTCCGAAGCTTCCAAGCGCTCCGGTCTCGCCTGTATTGGCGGTCAGGCCTTCCGAAAGCTGCCAAATGGATGGGAACAGGTTTCTTCGCCCGCAGGCGGCTGGCAGCGCTGCCGCGAGCAGTGAAGTTTCGGGGTGTAGGGGCAGCGCCCCTACGGAAGCGCCTCACACGCGCTCGTGGCGTCGTGGCCCCGGTGCCGGTAGGTCTGCCGCAGGTGGTGCGGCGTCAGGGCCAGCCATCACCACCGCCGAACGCTGTTTCCGCTGGCTCACAACGTCCCGCAAATTGACGACAGTGGCAGGACAATCTCGCAGCCTGGTCGAGCGATTGCGAACATTTCTGGAACTGTCGATCGACGGCACCGAGCGTGCGGCTTCCATCATCCGTCTCCATTCCTGCGCTTGGCAGGCGGTGAGCGCAAGCCAGGCCAGATCCTGCGGCTCCAGCTCGCGGCCTTCGGGCGTAATCAGGCGGTCGCCCAGGAAAGAAAAACCGGCCCAAGGGCCGGTCAAGTCGATACGGTGGTGCGGGTCGAACTCAATCATGCCGCGATCTCATCCTTGGCCGGGGTCCCAGGTCGCAGGCAAGAGCCGAGCCAGAGGCCCAGCCATTGCCACGCGGAGCCGACGAAGGAGGACCAGCGCTGACTGAAGCGCCTGATACCATTTCGCATAATGTATATTATGTTCAGATCATCTTGGCATGGCTGGCACGGCTCTTGCCGGCGCCACGGCTCCTACTCTGGCATGGAGCCTGATCGTGCGTGATCGGAAACTGACCGGCCCATGGGCCGGTTTTTCGTTTAAGGCTGGCCGGCTGGTCACCCCCGAAGGCCGGGAGCTGGAACCGCAGGATCTGGCTTGGCTGTCTCTCACCGCTGCGCAGGCACAGGAATGGCGTCGGATGATGGAGAGCGGCCGCGCGATCGGCAAGCCCCGGAAACCCTTGTCCTTCAACGCAGCCAGCGTGGTGAACCTCTCCGATGCCTTGGAACAGCGCCGGAAAAAGCGGTCATCGGTGGCGATGGCTGGCCCCGACGCCGAGCCACCAGCGGCGGTCCTGCCGGTACCGGGGCCGAGACGCCGCCAGCGCGTGTGAGGCGTTTCCGTAGGGGCGCCGCCCCTACACCCCGGCTAGAATGCGCGCAGGACGCCTTGGGGGCCGTATGGAACGCGAACGACCGGAGTACCTACAACCCATCCCGCGATCGCGCTGGGAGTTCCCGTGGCTCGGCCTGTGGGCCGTGCTACTGCTCGGCATGGCCGGTGCTGGAATCTGGCTGCATCTGCGAACCGGTGATGCCTGGATTGCGCGCTTCCAAGCCGAACCTGTGCCAGCTCAATCAACCAATGGTGAAGTGGCTCCCCAGCCCGAACCGGTGACCGATCGAAAAGCAGCGCTGGCGGAGATTCGCGCACGCCGAGAGCAGGCGGAGATCGAGGCCAGACGGGAGCGCCAAGGACTGCGGTGCATAGGCGGCGTTGCATTTCGCCGCATTCCTGGAGGCTGGGAGAACGTGCCGGGCGAAACCTGCCGGTGAGCGTTTAGTTCTTCCCGCGCGCCTGCTGCCGCGCGAACGCCCGATCCATCCATCGGGCGACCCAGTAGTGAACGATGAGGTAGTGGCGCAGGTTCATGGTCGCAGTATAGGCGCCAGCAGGCCGATGCACGCAAGGTGCGCCACGTAGTAGCAATAGAAGGCCCAGCGGCCACGCGGCACCGGCCACACCAGCCGAGACAGGCCCAGCGCCACCGGGATCGCCGCCAGCGCCCACAGGTTACCGTTGAACCAGCAGATCGCCGCGAACGCCGGGACCAGTAGCCAGTACTGCCGCCGCCGGAAGGCCAGCCATGCCAGCAATACGAACCCTACCCCGGCCCATTGGTAATCCACGAATGTCGGCAGCACCGCCGCGGCGAATGCTAGGACAACCCACTTACGCTGGCCGGCTGCATAGATGGCGGCGGCACCCAGGGCGAAGGTGAGCAGGATGTTCAACGGCAACCAGTACCCGAACGCCAAGGCATGCACCGGCTGCGCGATCAGGCCCCACATGCCGAGCCTGCGAATGGACTTGACCACATCGGCGCCGGGCTGGGCGAGGTTGTAGGCCATCACCAGTGCGAACAGAGGGAACGCTACCCTGCCCGCCTCACTGAGACCTGGCACATAGCCGCCGTAGATCACCTTTGCGACGTGGTCGCACGTCATGAGAACGACGGCCAGCCACTTCAGCACTTCGCGGGCGCTACTGGTCATAGCTTGTTCGGCCCCGGTGCGGTGGTCATGTAGCTATCGGCTGGAAATGGCGGCGACTCCGGAAAGCTCCCCATGGTCCGCTCCACGTGCTGGACCACGCTACCTGTCACCGCCACCGATTCCGCCGGGCGTGGCTGGCTTGCAGCGTCAAACCGCTGGTCGCGCCGGTCCTCCGACCGCTCCCGATATGGGTTATAGGCAGGCCCATTGCGCGCCAGCGTGCGGCACTCGGGCTGACTCAGATCATATGCTGTCCCTTGCTCAGTGAGACAACGGCAGCTCGCCTCTTGGCGAACGCCCTGCGCATCCAGTCCCTCCATGGACGACATGCACACCAACTGCGGATCGGATCGCGCCTGACGATCATCGAATACCGGGGCAGTCCAGGGCATGGTGCTGATGCGCGGCAAATGGTCCTTGGCATAGGCGGCGGCTGATGGCCAGCGCGGAGCGCCCTCCTTCGCTCCCGTTGGACGGAACGGCGAAGGGGCCGCATCGGCTGACGCCGATTGCGTCCCCTCCTTCCCCTCGCCCCCCGTAAGGCCGGAGGAAGTGAGCGATCTGTAGGCCAAGTAGGCGAAGACGATGGCAACAACAACCAGCACCGGCAGCAGCATCACCTTGAATGGAATGCGCGCCTTGATCGTGTGAACTTCGGCAGACTTGTACTGCCCGAAGACCTGCGCGGGCAGCAACCGGGTCGTGCGCTGTGCCATATCGCGCTTCGCCAACGACTTGATTTCTTCGTTCAACTCGCCCCAGCGATAGACGTCGATCATCTTTGTGCCGAAGCGACGAACCACATGTGCATGCGACCCGATCAGACCACGCACGAACGGATAGAGCTGGTTCGGCTGCTGCGTGGTCCATACGAAGTCCAGGCCACGATGACGATGCTCAGCTAGCTCGAGCACATGCCGAGGCGTCTGCTGCCGAGTTGCATCATGCAGGTGGCCGAACCATTTCCAAGCTTCGTCAATAAAGATGAGCGAGCCGTCAGGAACAATGTAGTTCCCGTCCGCATCTTTGTTGTTCCAGTGCCGAGGATCATCCAGCACCGTAGCAAGGCCGGGATCAAGTCCGTCGATGCCGGCAGCGAATATCGGACGGCTCGCCGCCTTTGCTTCGGCGACAAGGCGCTCCATCATCAGTGCCGTTTTACCGTTGCCTGGCTGACCGGTGAAGAGTTCGATAGGCATGTCAGGTCCGCTTCGTCAGGAACGTTTTTGCCGCACCCACGGCGAACTTCGCGGTCGCCGCCGAGGCGATCATGGTGCAGGCCACGTCGAACTTCATGAGTCCTGCGTAAGCAACGACCAGCGCACCGAACTCACCGCCGGGCGCACCTGCGCGCATCGCCTGTTCCATCTGATCAATCCAGGGCTGAACCAAGAATTCGTTAGTCGCCCAGGAAAGCCCCAGCCACACCATGGCCTCAGCAACCCATGGCCCCCACTTGGACCGGAAAAGCGCGGCAAGAGCCGTCAGCAGCGTGCTAATCAGCATCGGCATGATCAAGCGTCCCTAGTTGCGATAATGCGAAGCGAAGCCAAAGCAGCAAGCCCCATCACGAAGTAGCTGCCGAGAATCAGCCAGTTGCAGAGCGGCGCTGTATTGATCTGGATCACGTTTCCGAACACTTCGAAGCTCGGCGGCTGCGGGCAGGTTCGCCCCCAGCCGTATCCGCCCGTGTCAGGTTTTACAGGCGTGCCGCTGCGCGGCGCCCACACATCGGAGCTAGGCCGATCCGGCGCCGTTGTGACTGCACCGCCGGTGCCTGTCAGGGCGTCACGAATCGCCTTGACATCCGAATTTTCACCACCACCGTTGCCAGTTCCTTGCGCCATCTTTTCCAATGCACACGCGGAGCGCCACTGCATCAGAAGACCGGCATACTCCATCGCGTCACACTTCTCGCCCGTGCAAACCGGCATCGCGTTGCATAGGCCACCTGCGATATTGCGATTCTTGCGGGTATTGCAGTCGATACGCCATTGAATGCGCGCCTGCCCGCACATGATCGGCGAGCCGCTGCACGCAGGCGGAGCGCTGCAATCGTCGCCACCGGAGAACGACTCTTCGTCAACCGGGTCCGGGTTGCCGTCACCGTCGCTGTCGCGCTTGCATGTCCCGTCCGGGCCACGAACCTCACCTGCAGCGCACTGCCCGTCGCCCGGAAGACACTTGCCATCTGGCGAACGAACCTGCCCCGCAGGGCACTCGTTATCCTTCTTCTTGCATGTGCCATCCGCCTGCTGCGCCATGCCATCGGGGCAGGGCTCGGGTGCACATTGCCCCAACGAATTTGGATTCTTACCACCTTCGCACTGCGGCTTGGGCGGCTCACAGACGCGAAGCGCAACGTTCCAGTAGTAACCGGCATTCGCCATCGCCGGAGACTCGCAGTTCTTCTTTTCATCGTCCGGGCAGATGGCCCCGGTGGCAGACCAGGTGAACGATGAATCTGCATTCTTGCCCCAAATTCCGTCGCAACCATTGCGACAGCCCAAGCTCCCACTACGCGCAGCCCCGCCAGTGCTCGACCACGGCCCTGTGCCCGTGTAGTCACTCTCATCGGAGCAGGACTTGCCCCAGTAGAACGTTTGATGTCCGGTAGACCACTGGCTTGCTTTGCATTTGCCCGTCTGCGTGATGTAGCCGGTATACGACTTCACCGACTCAGATACACATGCTTCGTACTGCGCCGGGCTATAGCCACCGCTCAGCACTTTTCGCGCATGCGCCCATGCCTCTGCGTTCGCCTCGGGCTGGGTACACACGCGCTTGTTCGGGTCGGTGCATCTGTAAGCCTGAGCAGCAACAGCGCCAGCGACTCCCCAGAGCGCCAGCCCAGCAATGATCACCAGCAGGAAGCGCACGTATCCTCGTGCTGCACATTGCCGGTGCATCAGTTGAAATCCACGAAGATGATTGCGCAGGCCACCAGCCATGCGCCAAGCCAGATCCACCCTTCCATCCCAAGCCCCCTGCCCTGTCCAGGGCGTTAGAAGACCGGGGGGAAGGGAGTCGGCCCTGCCCCCCGGTTGCCGTTACATCGCGCGACGCACCCACTTGTAGACCTTGATGCCGACCAGCACCAACAGCACAGCAGCGCCGATCTGACCAACCGGGCCGAGCGCACCGTTGATGGCCGTGACCACCGGGCCCACGTCAACGCCGGTACCGCCCGAGGCAAACGCCGGGGCGGATGCGAAAGCAGCGGTACCGACAGCCGCCAGCGCGGCGCTCTTGCCCTTCAGGGCCTTCAACATCTTCTGCATGTGTCCTCCTAGGACTGTTCGATTTTTTTGCGAATGAGCCGGAACACGTACGCGACAGCCCACAGAAGCGCGATCTTTGCGCCAATGGCCTGCGCATCCTCAATCGGCAGTTCCGGCAGTAGTGCCGGCTGAGGAATCCAGATCACAGCCGTGCAGGTCCCCGTGGCCGTGTCCAGGTCGGCTTCGCGGCATGCGGGGATCAGCACGGCCATGGCTTACGGCTTCGCCTGGACGGCTGCGGCCTTCGCCTGCAGCGGAACGAGATCCACGTAGCGCTTCAGGATCAAGTCGCCGTACTGGCTCAGCGCGAAGGACTGAGGATCAATGTCGTACTCGCCCGGCGGGTACGGCGGGCGCGAGCCGAGGCCGACGCGGAACGGCAGCTCGAAGCCGTTGCCGAAATCGAGGCCGACCATCTGGGAGCGGATGATGGAGTTGGTCTTGCTGTTGTGCCGCTCTTCGACGGCGGCGGACTTCACACGGCAGATGGGCATAGTTCTTCCCTTACGAAACGATGGAGTGCGTCACCCTTGGCAATACCGCGAAAACGTCCGGGGTGACCATCACGGACGATGCGGGCCTCGCAGAAGTCGGACCATGAATCGCCGAACGCTCCGCGCAGAACACTGACGGGAGGACTCCCCACGCCGGTCGAGGCACCACGAAACGAGTTTGGCGCTGCCAATGGATACGGCCACGATGGCCGCCAGCAGCACGAAGGCAATGAACGGATCGATCATCCCTGTTCCCCTGCCCCAAGCCCCAAGAGAACCCGCCAGCGGCCTTGGGGTGCCGATGGCGGGTGTTAGGTGATTCACCTAACGGGATGGGAGTAAAGTAAATTGCCTAACCCCTGTCAAGAGGTAATTCGAATGAACCGTCAAGAAGCCCTGATTCAGCGGGCGCTGCGTGGCTCCGGTCTCGGCAGCTACGGCGCTCTGGCAAAGAAGATGGGGGTATCCGCCGCAACCATGTCCCAGTGGCGGAGCTACACAAGCAAGCTGTCTGACGAGCGCGTAACTCAGCTATCGGAACTGGCCGGAGACGATCCGGGCGTTTGGCTGATCACCATGATGGCCGAGGAATGCAACATCGTGCCGCTGCGCAAGTCCCTGCACGACATCGTGGCAAAGGTCGGGAAAGGGATGTCCATGGCTCTTGCCATCGGAGTCGCAAGCCTGCCCTGGGCGGGAGGTGCGAAAGCATCTGATTTTAAAGACTTTTCGGAAGGGGTGCAGGCGCGTTCTGTATATTATGTTACCAAGAGGTCTGCCCATACGAACCCCAGCCAGTCCAGTCCTGGCCGCATGCTGCTCCCCTTCAAGTAA